CCCAAACCTGACCAGGGGTGCAATTCGCACCCCTGATCGATCCCACTAACTGGGGTCCACTAATATGAAAGGAAACAAGCCCAAAGAGGCTCTTGCATTCACAATCACCATTCCCCTAAAGCTCTCACGCGAGGTAAACCTCTCATGAGTGGCCTTAGGTCCCTTCGGATCGGGAGTTACAAACTTCCACCTGAAATCGTCCCCAAAAGGAGAACGAGGTGATAGCTTACGGTACAACGCGTGATAATATCCATGCGAGGTATCTTCGTGTTGCAACTCCTTAATCACTGGTCTAAGTACGCGCGTACGGCGACGTTTCGAAATCGAAGCCCAAAAGGCTAAACGACAAGAACCGTAACCATCACGCCCAATCAGGGGAAAATATCCCTGAAGAGCAACGCATACTGAGAGAGATAGCCGGTTAACAAAAGTATACCGGGCGTAGTACTTAAGCAGCTCGTTGTGAAACGAAACTGCAGCTACGCGAAGATCATCTCCCTCTGACCAGTTGAAGCGAACCGGGTTAACAACCCGACCATGGTAAGTATGTACACCACAAGACTCTCGATAAAAATCGGTGGCCTCATAGTGCGACTTACCAAGGTTAATCACTAGCCCTACAGAATTAAATAGGGCGACAACCGGACTCACGGATTCGTGCGAGACAATAATATCGTCACCGTACACCGTGAAGCAGTCGCCGGGATCAGCGACAGCAGCCCTAACAAGCGATGCAAAGAGTATCGTTTGCAAGGGAAAACAGAACCCGTTCCCCATCCCACAGAATAAGTGGAAAGGTTGGAGCTCGTTCGTGCTGTCTATGTATCTGTGACTGCGGCAAAGGTTGAATAAATACAACCATCGCTTGGGCACAAGCGCTTCAACTAACCCAATGGACAACGAATTACTCGCGTCCTTAAGGTCAAGTGTGGCGTTTGGATACACCGCTAGAGATTGATTAATGGACTGATCATACAGGTTAAACCCGTATGGACGACCTAAACGAGCTGATCTACGCTCAAGCCGACGGCGCAAGTACTCACCGATCCCGTTCTGAAGAAAACTATTCAGAGCGGGTTCAACGGTGATAACTCTAGCCTTAGTCTCATCCTTAGGGACACACTGCAGTTTGGCATCTTCAATACAGAATACTTGGTTGGAAACCAAGGACGCTGGACCGTCAAAACCATAGAGCATTCGAGATAATCCCGTTTGCTCGAGCAGTGCAGGACCAAAGGGAGCAAGCTCCCGTGTTATTGTTAAGCTCCTAGCTTTTGATAGCTCATCGTTCTTCGAACCCCGGCAGACGCCAGGACCGAAGTAACTAAGAGAGACGATGTCCCCAAGAACCAATTCATCAAGTTTTCCAAGGTATTCCCTTACATACTGGCGGGCACGCTTCAAATGCGTACTACCAGTGAACCGCAAGGTGCGGTTCAGGGCTTGGTTGATGATTTCACGCTCAGAAAAAGCCATAAAGGCATTCTTCTTGGCTTGCTCGTAGCCCCCGATCGCAGAAAACTTCTTAACGGCATGTGCCGCAAGAAGTGCGCGATCAAAATCAGGGGTGAAAGAGCAGCTGCTCGGATGAACAACACGCCGTGTTCTGAGTTCAGTGAAAGGTCCTTCTGCGACTACCCAATTAGACACAAGACTTCTAGTGTCTTCGAAGAGAGATCTATCTATCTTCATACTGTTTCTCCTGGGGGTTATTAGCGAACGAAAGAAAGTTGCGCTATAGCTTCTTGGAACTCTTCTGTAGCCATGACCTCATCAAAGATGGGAACAAGGTCTACATTGAGCAGCTCCCCCATACCGGGGGTGCCAGGAGTGGCAGTCAAGGGAACAACATTGTCCTTCGTAGTTATCGAAGAACCAAGGAGAGTTCCCAGTAAGTCGAACACCGGTACAGTGACTTTCGTCTCATAACGGCGGGTCACCTGACCTGGACTAGGCTCTCTTCGAGAGAAAGTCAGAACAGGTTGAGCTTTGACAGCGGAGATAGTTACACCTCCAACCTTAGAGCTACGATAGGTGACCTTGCCAGTACTAATGTCGACAAGCTGGAACACGGTTTCATTGGGGGCAGTGCCCACAGTGATCGTGTTTGGTGCTGATGGGATTGTCATAGTTATAATCCTATTTTAGATAGAGCGCGGAAAATCCTTGACCTCTCAACGGATGAGAGAGGCAACTCGGTGGCAACAAGCCGACCGCGACGCACTACGGAGGTAAGAACCGTTAAGAGAGAAACGGCGTTAAGAAATCTAGAATCAAACTTCTTAACGAGAGTTCCTTCAGCGATATCATGCGGAAGGTATCTCAATTGCGTAGGGGTAGCGAAGAACTCGCCAATCCCAGAAGCAATTTCACCGTTGGGTTGCATCTTTGAAGAACGTAATTTAACACGTCCCTCGCCGTATGCACCCCATGAACCTCTTGCTTTGTATCGAAGGTCGAGAGCATAGTTGGCGCCGGTAACAACATAAGTACCGGAATCAACCTGATCAACCCTGGTGAGAAATTCACCAACTTTCGAGAACCAATCGATAACGAAGGAGAAAGGCAAAACCTCCCATCCCATTGCTCTAGGAGTTAGTCCTAACTGAACCGCCATGAAATACGGGTCAGTTGTTATAGACCAACTCATTTTGAGCTGAGCTGCAACAGTACAGCTCGTCGTAGCAACACCAGGAGCGCCAGAACCTATGGCGCCGGAGTCGTACGAGTAAAGGGTCTCTCCATCTGACTTCGTCAGAACAGAGTTACCACCGCCGGTAATATATGAAGGCGGCGAAGTACAACGATAAGGGGGTGAAACAGCTGCCCCCCACACGACCTTACCACCCTGAGTAATCCGGGTGTAGTCGAGTAAGTTAACTTCCTTTATCTTTGATCGAATCCGAAAGGTAGTACCGGCACGAGTATTTTTGCCGGCGTTTCCAAACAGATCCATACCTAATTCAATCAGCGGTTTAAACTGAAAGGAATAGGTTAACCACCATTGAGCTAATGTTTCTAGGTTTAAAATCAAAGACGATAATGAAATGTCTTCACCTAGAGCCCTCGGTAATTTGAGGAGCAATGACGTCCCTTGAGTAAAGATACCCTTAAGTTGGGTAAACTCGGCCAAGGTACTTCCAACATCAGCAATTCGCGTACGATCAAGTGACTCAAAAAACAGGTCACTCTCAAGCGCGAGTAGTCTCTCATGAAGTATATTCGCTTGTGGTGCATCGCATACAAAAGCATCTCCTAAGGAGATCTGAGCATACGGGACACCACTTACAAACACACGAGACATCGATGGCAGAAAGGACGAGAGAAGCTGCGCGTTAGTGCCTGAGTAATCCCAGACACCACTTGTAGCATTATAGCGCGTACTTGAGACAGAAGCCTCAACAAGAGCTAACGGGTTATTAACCCGCCAATCCTTGCGCGCCGTACTCACAGTTTGTGGCGTACCCCTATAACCAACGAGTCCTTTGGATACATATTCAAAGTTCTCAGCGGAAGGTGTAAACCCACCATAGAGCTGCATTCCAGGAGGAGGTAGACCGTTCAAATGGCATGTGACTCCAATTGGAGTCATGTACCCAGACGAAGTAAATCTCGTCTTGCGTACATTTAAATGATGCCCGTTGGACGACGATCCCTCCGGTAAAACCCGGATGCTCTTAAAGGTGAGAAGGTAAGCCATAACTTGTCCTCTGTTGATGTAACGATTGGAGTAGCGATATATTGCCACTTTTAGAGACGATCAGGAAAACTTACTCCTGACTCAGGTTTTCACCTGAACTCACGCC